TGTCCTTCTAGGTGTGACAGGCCGCTGAAAGTCTGGCGGGCCATTTGCCAGTTTGTTGTGGACGCATTGCGCAGCACCGCAGGAACGTTACGGTTGAATCGCACAACCACGGCGGTATTACTCGTTACGGAGAGAATGTCACCACGCAATTCTTTCGCCACCACCTCGCCGGTATCAGGATCCGTTTCTGAGTATGGGAACTGGATCTGAGCGCCAACGTCAGTTCCCACGAAATACGCCCCGCCGCTTATCGTCACCGGGTAGTCAACCTGATAGCTCCAGTCACCACTGCCGCCGCTGATGGTCATAGTACGTGTTGAGGTATTGCGTCCGTCATAGCTCAGTCCGCAATCGACAAAGAAAGCATCTTCATCACTGGTAAACAGGCGGCTGGACAGGCGCTCTATGTAACGTTTCGTCTGGCCGTTGATGGTGCGGTTAACCACGAAGTAAACAGCGTCCTCGCTTCCTTCGCTGATGGAGCAGGTGCTTTCGTACTTTCCGGTGCTGGACTGTGGCGCCCAGGCGAATACCTGCTGATCGCGAAGATAGGTCAGCACCAGCAGCTTACCGTCGTCACGAATGCAGAACGCGCTGCTGTACGGCACGATGCAGAATGACCAGTCGACAATGCTTCGTTTCTGGAAAAGGTGGTTTGCCAGTATGGTAAGGTCGGTGCCCTGGTACCCGTCGACGTCGAACGAGTAGGCCAGATCACGGACCACGCTACCTTTCTCCTGAATGAACAGAGCGATGTTTGCCACTGCGATAGGTGGTACGTTGCTGGAACCGTTGTTGCCCTGAGAGCTAAATGTGAATGAGCTTGGTGTTAACGTGTTGTTTTGGTCTCCCTTTATCACGTATTCACCGCTTGAAGTGAGGACCATTAACGAACCGACATCAATAATGTGTCGTATTTCATTCACCTGACGCCCGGCGTAGGTTCGCTGAATTCTGTCATCATCCTGGATTGGCGTATGCTTACCAAAATCCTTATAATCTCCAGTTCTGCTTGCCCAGATAGTTTGCGGATAAGCTGTTGATGCAGCAAAATATAAACGCTCTTGATAATAGACAACCGTACCTGGGTAGCCATTAACACTGTTCCATGCGTATCGCGCCCATTTATAGCTGCCGTTTGCAGAGCCAACAACCTGGGACGGGATATAACTGATCACCGTAGCAGTGGCGGTCAGGCCGTCGCTGGATACCGCAGTGATGCGCGCAATGCCGAAACCGCTGTGCAGGTATTCCCACTGGATGCCGGTATCATCATCACCTGTGCCGCCCCACCCATCCCAGGACATGCCTTCGGTGTGAGACGGTCGCAGGGTCCCGGTCTTGCCGGAAGTATTGGCACGGTAGTAGTTGCTGTCGGCGCGGCGCACATCGTTGATAGCGGTGGTTTTGCTGGTCTCCCAGACGGGAACGGAATCAACCGCCGGCTGCTCAAGATAAAACAGCTTACCTACCTGCTCAGCGCCGAAGATGGCAGAGCTGGCCGTCAGCGTAATGGTGCCGGTGCTGGCGCTGGCGTAAACCTTCACTGACTCGTCAACGTTGATATCTTCGAATGGGCCGTTTTTGGTAGTGACATCGACGATCTGCCAGTTGTCATGAGCGTAACGGCGCAGTTCTTTCGGCGGGTAAGCAGGATGCACCAGCGTTAATACGTCAGCGCTCTGCGTGAATTTGATGCGGAACAGGTCAGCCTCTGCGTATGGCATTGACAGTTCGTAGATCACATTGCTGCTGTTCAGCACATACGCACCGTCTTTGATAACGCGCATATAGTTGTGCCCGAACTCCAGCGCATAAGTCTGGACGGTCGAGAACTGGAAAGGGATAAGGCGGCATTTTCGCGTCGGATATTTGGCTTCGCCGACGAAGCGCGTTCCCGGGCGATTCTCCACCCCGCCATACTGACGGACAATAAAGTTGTCGCACTTACGCAGCGCAACCTGATACTTCGACATATCGATGCGCCCGTACAGCGATGGGCCAATCTCGCCACCGGCAAAGCTCGGCTGGATCCAACTGAAAGCCATTATGACAACCTCGCTGCGGTGAACTCATCGACTGGCGGATGGGGCTCCTGGGATTCGTTCTGGCTGTGCGAGCCAGCGCTCAGGATGACACTGCGGTACATAGTCAGTGCGTTGTTACCGAGATCTGCGCTGCCGGTTAGCGGCATGTTGATGGCGGCAGCCAGACGCCAGGACAGCGCCTCCATGAAAATTGGGTCGAACATGTTTACGTCAGTGACGCGCGCAATGTACTTCAGCCAGGCCTGAGGCTGATCGGTGTAAATCAGCTTTCCGGCACCGTCGGTATCTGCACCAACCTCATAGTTGATGCGCATAGCTGCCGTCGGATTACGAACACCGGGCACCATAATTTCGGTGATGCGCAGGCAGTCAGTCGGGTACTGGTAGGAATATTGCCAGTCAGGAGGCGGATTGTTGGTATCGGCCAGCGCCAGGCGTTTGGTGGCAAAGTTCCAGTCGAAGTCCGCCAGCGCAGCATCGCGGCAGGAATCGAAATGCAGGGAGCACTGCCCGGCTTCTTTGCTGGCCTCGGTCAGGCTGTTAATGCTGCGGCTGTTCCCGATATTGCTCAGCGCGCGGTTGCAGATCTCGATAACGGAGGCCATTAATCATCCTCCCCGCCGTAGAGAGTCTGGGCGGCAGTTTTTGGCTTCTCACCTGACACAGGCGAGATCGCCATGTCTGTGATTTGCAGGCTGGCATCGTGCCGGACACCCTCACCATCTTCGCGAGTCGACATGCTTTTGATGATAGCTTTGGCGGAGATCATCACTTCAGTACCGACAGGCTGCGGAGTTGCACCGAGTTTCTTTAGTGTTTCATTGTCAAGGTTGATGCATAGACCCCATGGATAATCGTCACGGGTTTTTGTTTCACCAGATTCATCCTGGTAACTGTCGGTGCCGGTTTTAAGGTTTACCAGTTCCATAGCGGACTCCTGCAATAAAGGGGCCGAAGCCCCTTGTTTTATTAGCGAGGCTTAGACGCCCAGTTTTTGCCGTTCTTCAGCGATACGTTCTTTGATCGTTTCAACATTCATGTTGCCAGGTTTCTTGTTGAAAAGTTCTTCGTACTGCTGGCGGAGCGCGGCTTCATCTTCACTGAAGGTGTTGGCATCGTTACTGCCGGTCTCTTCAGTGCCCTCATCTTCAACCTTTGATTCAGGCTGAGAATCAACGGGCACGATTCCACGCTTCTGGTCTGCCTTTTTCTTTGCCGCCTTCGCCGCTGCGTTAATCGGCTCCAGCGCCGATCCTGGCTCACCGTCATATTCAATCTCTGAGCCTTCAGGCCAGAGGTTGTTATGAATATGGGATAAGCGCAGGACGCGGTATTTTGCTTTTTCCATTGCCATCACCTTAGCCAGTCACTTTGGAACGGATCGGGTAATAAGGAGTGTTGTTGTCAACATCCAGATTAATGCCCGAGGTGAACGCGCCAGCAGTCAGCGGACCTGTGCCGACAGAATAGTTGACGCGCAGATAGCGCTGGACGCCCGCCGGAACTTTGGTAGAGAACAGGCGTTTACCAACTGTCAGGGCAGAAAGCGCCAGAGCACCGCTGTCGTAGATAGTGGTCCAGGTAGAGTTGTCCGGGCTGGTCTGCAACTGAACGTTGAGGGTCGCGGCACCACCAGCGGTTGCCGTGGTGTCAACGGTTGCCCAGAACTCCAGCGGATAACCAACGCCGATATCGCGACGGGTTCCGTCGATAGGGCCGAGGTCAATCACGTCCGTAGAAGCAGCGGAAGCTGTAACCGCCTGCTTCTCGGAGAACATCAACAGTTTGTCGAGGATCATTTTCTTTCTCCATTTATGGGCCGGTTAAGGCCCATCAGTTAATGACAGGCGTTAAACAACGCGCGCTTCTGTTTCGAGAATCGCATCGGTTTCACGGATTGGGATGCCACGGAACGTGGTCCAGAATTCGCCTTCAGTCTCTTTTACGGACAGAGCCAGAGAGGCTTTATCCAGAGATTGCAGATCCAGCGCCTGGGCAACGGTACGGTTCATGTAGAACACCGCGCGGCCCATTTTCAGGTTAGGGACGCGGTGCAGCGCTTTAACCATCAGGCTGACGATATTTGCAGCTGAACCTGGTACTGACAGATCGCTCACATCGATGTTGGCGATGCGCACAACGTAGCGCCAGTCACGGAGAGCCAGGCCGTTATCCCATTTATAATGGGTGCGGTAACCCTGGTATTTGCCGCCATTGGCATCGGTAAGAGTCTGCTCGCCGAGGTTCTGAGTCTGCAAACCAGCCTTCTGCCCTTTAGGGAAGATGCCGTGCACAGTGTTTTCACCCCAGACCACCAGCCAGATAGAGGTGTTATCTGTACCTGTGCCGCCAGCATCAATGATGTTCTGGCCGTTGCCTGCGGATTTGCTGGAGTAGCGGGATGACAGGCCCATGAACTGCTGCGGATTCACGCTGGTGTCTCCGTAGAACAGGGTCTGAGCCATCTGCTGGTTCATGCCTTCAAGGAAGGCACGATCTTCAGACAGGCGGAATTCAGCAGTGTTACCGTTAAGATCTGCCAGTGACTTATCTACTTCCGCATAAGCCTCCAGCATGCCGACAGTGTCAGTGACCTGTACGGTAGTTGATTTTGTCGGTTGCACACCGTAGTTCAGCAAACGCCAGGTAGGCTGAGGTAGCCCGGAACGGACGGTGGTACGGTGACCAGTTGGCAGGTTACCCTCTACGAACATCATATCCGTCAGGATTTCGTTGGTCTGGGAAAGCAGTTCGACAATCTTATCGACTTTCCCGTCTGGATCAGTACGCTTAGCCCAGTCAGCCAGCGTCAGCGCATTTACGCCTTTAACAGCCATGGTTATATCCTCTCTTATTAGCCATAAAGCACTTCGGCAGCAGAACGCTGACCGCTTTCTTTCCCGGTAACCATGCCGTCTTCTGACATAGCCTTACCGATTTTCACGAACGTCTTAACAAGGTCTGGATGGTTACCAAGACCGGTAGCGTTCAGATATTCTTTCAGTTCCTGCGATCCGAACTGGTCGAGTGCACGCTGCGCAGCGCTGAGGTTTGCGGTCAGTTTGTCACCGCCGATCTCCTTGTCTGCCTTCACGGTCTCTGCCCAGCCTTCTGTCTGCTTCTGCCAGGCTTCTGCCTGACGCTGCTGCACACCGGCCAGAATTTTTGGATATGCGTCCACCAGCTTCTGCGCCTGCTCGTTGGTCAGGTTCAGATCACGGGCTACTGGCTCGAAGTCCTTCAGCGCTTCGGAATCCAGCTCT